GTATTCGCGGGCTGATGCCGCGGTTGAACCATGTTTTTAAACCAGGAGACAAGAATGATGGTGATTACCTCTACAAGACGTTGGGGCAAGTGTCATTCTTGAAAAGAAGGTTTCTGTGGAATGCATCTGTGCAAGCTTGGTTTGCGAAGATCGAGGAGGCGTCGTTGTGTCGACAGATGACGATAATGAAGACGACGACGGCCATGTCGAAAGAGGAACACCATGCAGCAATTTTGACGAATATATTGCGTGAATACTTTTTGTATGGCCAACAGACTTACGAAGAGCGATTAAAACTGGTGCGTCTTGTTGCAGCCAAGCATGGTTTGTTGGAGGTACCAACTTTGGAGATGCCAATTTGGAGCGATATGCTCAGGAAATACAGGTCGAAGGCGTTTACGACCTGGTAGAGTGTCAGTGAGCATTGGGGTTCGGATGCTTGTCCCCCGAACAATCACCTGCGTTTAGGTGGGGTGATTGCTTTTTTCGTACCTTGTTGGTGCGTCACTCCCGGTGGATCGTAACCACCTTATTACAATAAGAGGCTCAAAAACCGACGGTCATTGGGATTCAGTATGGCGGACCCTTTGCGTAGACATTTAGTGCCATACCAAACATTGTTTTTCAAAATGGATAAAACTTCTTCTTCAAATGAAAACACAGGCAGCTCATCCTCAACTGGGCAAGATGGGGCGGGGGGAGCCGCCACCATGACGATGGGAGATATCGTCGAAAAAGCTGGCCAGGAAACCACTGTTAGTCCTAACTATTTCTTTGGCCGTGACAAGGATGTTCAGTTGGCTGAAATCTTTAAACGTCCAGTCCTCATTTCAACTTTGGCCTGGCCATTTTCGAGTGCGCGGGGAGCGATCTTGGCGACAATTGATCCCGACAACCTTTGGCTTACTAATCGTGGTGTGCAGCTTGCTACCTCGGGTTATTATTCCATTAGTTATACTTTGCATTTGCGCACTGCAGTTTCTGTCGGCGGTACGGCGTTTGGGTGCGTACAGCAGCAGCTTGTTCAGGACGGGTACCCGAATGACACTGGAGACTGGCCCCTCGATCCAGCAGCAGCCGACAGTGTTAATACCTGTTTGCAGGGAGAACATACGTTCTGCCTCGATGCAGCATGCAGCAATGGGTGTGAAGATACATTACCATGGATCTCACCATACTCAGCACATATCCTCGGAACTACACCTGGATTCCAGCGCGTCGTGTTTTACGTGCGTTCCCCGCTTTCGAATAGCGTTGACGTTACTACGGTTGCTCAGGGCACTATCAAGGTGTGGGCGTGGGCCTCCAATGTAGTGTTAAATACGCCTATCCAGCGCGAATCAGGTGTTGTACGGAAGGGTGGGAAAACTTTGGCATCAAGGGGGCCTGTGGGTACCACGGCGGAGGCTTTTCGTGGCGCGTTCGGCGCACTTAAGCGCGTACCGATGATAGGTTCCTTTGCCGCCACTGGTGAAGCTGTGGCGGGTGCGGTAGGCGGTTTAGCAGACTACTTTGGTTTTACCAGGGAGAGTGCCTATTCGATGGCACAGCCCATGCAGCCAAGAATGTTCTCGTCGCTTACTCACCAGTCTGGAGGCGACTCATCGGTAGTCATTTCCGGAG